CTAACGCTGGATTAGCCAGAGAGTACTTAAACCACATTCAAAGTCATGCTGTTCATTTTGTATTACAACCACATTACTACAAAGGATTATTTGATATCCTAAATTAAATACGGAGAAATATATGGGCAAACAAAACTATATTATAGATAATTTAGAAGAATTTACAAGATCAGCAAGAAAACTTGTATTCAATGGTTTTGATAAAAGCATAGGAGATGATCCAGACGAGTTTACCAAACTTATCACAGAAATTAGTCAAGAGGATTTGGAGGAAATGGATCAAATTTTAACTCAGAAAGAATCTCTGGTAATAGTTAAGAGTCTGGCTAAAGAACAAAAACATAAAATTACCAACCAAGTAAGATATTTAATTAATGAAGAAATATTTTCACAAATTATAGACGAAATGAATGGAAGGCTAGTTAGCAATATGCTATCATCATTAGCGAGTAAAGGTATGATAGAATCTGCCTATGATGAAAAAATAAATGATTTTGTATTTTGGTTAAAAGATGAAAAAAATTCTTAATATAAAACCCAAAAATCATAGCATCAGTTATGAATATATTTGTTCAGAATGTGGACTAAATCATTGGCTTTCTGACATAGAAACAAAAACAAAGAATTTTAAGATAGCTTGTGAGTGTGGAGTAGTTCTTATACCTAAGAGAATCAAATCAATAGATATTATCTATTATGAGAAAGATAATAAAGCCACTACCAAAAAGGCTAAAAAATTTAAAATCGATCAGGATCTATTAGAAAAAACTTGTTGTTGTCTACAAACTTATGGTTTTGAAAAAGAAGAAATAGAGCCTATAGTTATTCAAATACTAGAACAACATGGAACAATCAATCAATTGGAATTAGTTAAAATGGTACTTAAAACTTTTGGAGAAAAAAATGAGCAATTCTTTCAGACCAACAGCGTTTGATAATGTTATAGGTCAATCACAGGTTATTCATAGACTCAAGGTACTAACAAATAGTTGTAAAAATTCTAACCAAGTATTACCTCATATTTTAATTGATGGTCCACCAGGACTTGGTAAAACAACTATGGCTGGATGTATAGCCAATGAGATGTCTGTTAATCTATATACCGTAAATGCTGCTAGTATTAGAAGCTCTAAGAGTATTATTCCGTATCTTATGGGTATGAATCCGAGATCTGTGCTTTTTATAGATGAAATACATAGATTACCAAAGTTAGTTGAAGAATTTTTATATCCTGTTATGGAGGATTTTAAATTAGATATTATCTTGGATAAAGAACCTGAATCGATTGATTTACCTATGTTTACACTGATTGGAGCAACCACTAGTGGAGGAAGCCTAAGTCAACCATTTTACGATAGATTTCCTATCAAAGAACACTTGTCATTCTATACATCAAATGAGTTAGCCAAACTAGCCAGATCGACCGCTGAAAAGCTTGGACTATTGATATCTGATAATGATTTAGAGGAAATTGCAAAAAGAAGCAAAGGTACTCCGCGAATTTTAAATGGTAGATTACAATGGTATAAAAGCTATAAAGATATGTATCCAGAAGAGAAAAATATTAATACAATATTTGAATGTCAAGGAATAAATCATAATGGTTTTGATTGCCATGATATAAAATATTTGGAAGTATTAAAAGCTAATATAGGAAATCCTCTGGGTATTAGAAGTTTATCGGCTATGTGTGGTATTGCTATGGAAACAATAGAAAATAGTATAGAACCATATATGATCAGAATGGGATATATTCAAAGAACACAAAAGGGAAGAATTTTAATAAATAAAAATATATGAATACTCTAATTAAAGATAAATATATAGCATTAATTTCTCATACAAATATTCTACAAACAGATGAGAATATAGAACAGCTTTTCTCATCCTTAAAAGGAGACATAAAAAGAGATTGGTTTGTAAAACATGCGTATTTTTGTTTGCCTCTAGTAATGGGTAATCAGCACGGCTTTGTTCTTAAAAGTATACATAATATAGAAGTCACATGGAACGGAGGACAAAATCCATCAGATGTAATAGTAAATTACTTAGATAAAGATTTTCATGATAAAAACTCATCATTACAATCTATACGTAGTCATTTTGGAATGGGAACAATAACAGTTCAAACAACATTCACTTTGAAAACTCCATCAGGTATTAATTTGATGACAATTAATCCACCCAATTATTATATTGACGGAATATATCACATGACTGGCGTGGTAGAAACAGATAATTTACGTAGAGATTTTACATATAATCTTAGATTGACAAGACCAAACTATACTATTAAAATAAGTAAAGGAGATATTATAGGATGCTTTATTCCATATCCAAGACATTTCATAGACGAATTTCAAATTATAAATGCTAACAAAATTCTTTCGGAAGAACAACTGGAACAAGAAAGACAATGTGCTATGGATCATGGTAGGGAAAGAGCAGAAGTAGATAAACATAAAAAATATGGTAATGGTAGACGTTATTTTAATGGTGAAGATGTATATGGTAATAAATTTATTGATCATCAAGTAACATTAGAATAATGAGAGTAGCCCTTTGTTTGTCTGGTCAAGCTAGAACCTTTAAAAAATGCTTTGGGTCTCAAAGAAAACATATATTAGATCCATTAAAACCAGATATTTTTATTCACACATGGACTTTTGCAGGCGATAAAAGTCTTAGCTCTACTCACGTTAGCACATATAGCGTACAAAATTACATTGATTGTATCAACTCTAAGAAGAATATTGTTAATGTATCGAGCTTAATCTCATTATATAATCCTAAATATATATTAGTGGAGAATCCTGATCCTTATTTTTTTATAGATAAAATTAAGAAATCTCAAAGATTCAGTATTGAAAACAAAAAAAAAGATACATTTGATAAACTATTTGATAATAATAATAAATATAAATGGTTTAATTTAATTATGATGTATTATAGTCTTTTTATGAGTAATAAGTTAAAACAAAATTATGAAAATCAATATAATATTAAATATGATATAGTAATAAGATCAAGAATGGATCTATATTTTGAAGATTTTCAAATTGCCAATACAATAGAAGATGTATCGAATAATATTATTTTTTTACCACCCAATCAAGATATAGATATAGTATTTAGTCCAGAAATGCTTAAACAACTTGATGAGCGTGGTCCCGTATATATGCCAAACGATAAATTAGCTTATGGTAATTCAGAAAGTATGGATTACTATTCTTCTATTTATTCATTTTTTAATCAAGATATAGACCATTATCCACATCATGGAGAAGCAACCATATCTGATCACTTGTGGATTAAAAATAATTCAATATATAAACATATTAAAATTAATAATAATATTAAAATGAAAATTCAAAGATAATACTATTTTTATACTAGACGGAGAATCAAATGTCTGATTTATATGAAAATCATAAAATATGGAATCAACTTTATGACTGGAGCTTATTAGGAGAAGAATGGAGTTATGATTGGGGAGGCAGTGAGGCTCAATGGTTCGGGTCTATTTTTCCAAGAATACATAGACTCTTGCCATGTAATAATATATTAGAAATTGCTCCTGGTTTTGGTAGATGGACAAAATACCTAACTAAAAATAGTCAAAAATATACAGGAGTAGATATATCTACAAAATGTATAGATTTCTGTAAAGATAAATATAGTATTAATTCTAATATAAATTTTTATACTAATGATGGATTATCTTTACAGAGTATTCAAGATAATGATTTTGATTTTATTTTTTCCTTTGATTCTCTTGTTCACTGCGAATTAGACGTACACGAATCTTATATTCCACAAATACTATCAAAACTATCGTATAATGGGTTTGCATTTATACATCATTCAAATTTAGCAGATGATCGGATTGATATAAGAAACGTGGACAAAAAACACGCTAGATCTACGACCGTAAGCGCAAAAAAATTTGCTGAATTAGTTCTCAGTCATGGAGGATCTATAGTATCGCAAGAACTCTTAAATTGGGGTAGTACGGGTACGGAGTTAATAGATACAATAACTATTTTTTGTAAATACAATACTAATATTATTCCTATTTATATTGAAAATAAAAACTTTATGATGGAAGCTCAATTAATAAAATCTAATCAAAGTTTGTACTCCAAAATTAATAATGTTTCCGTTAATAATTAAAAATATTTTAACTAATAATGATCTTTATAAAATTATTTACTATATTAATAGTAACATTAAGGATTTTGGTGACCTAAACACAGATAATTATTGGAGTGGTAGAACATTATTTTATAATTCGATAAAAGACAAGTCTGTAAAAACTTTAATCTTATCTAGTCTGAAATATGGTATAGTAAATCTCCCGCAATACACTGATAAAACTTTATATTGTGAACATCTAAGTATAGCCAGATGGCCTACCGGATATAGTTTACAGCCTCATGCTGATGCGGAAAATCCTAAAGAATGCGGACCTCATCCGTATCCTTGGAGACACTTTGCGTGTATAACTTTTCTAAATGATAATTTTGATGGAGGAGTATTATACTTTCCTAATCAGGGAATAGAAATATCGCCTAAACCTGGAATAACAATAATTTTTCCAGGATCTTTGGAATATTTACACGGTATTACGGAAATTACTAGCGGTAACCGATACACAATAGCATCATTCTTAACCTACGACGCTACCAAATCTTCTATTAATCTATCATAGTAGGTGTATTTAATTGTAGATCCTTAATATAGGACATATTAAATACATATGATAGAATCAGTCATAATAACATTTTTAGCGATATCTCTATTTATATTAGGTATAGCTACACACAAATATTTATTAAGTAGTCAGATTGATAATAATTTACCTAAAAGTTTTATTAAGTCTAATAATGAAAATACTAAATTAGTTTCTGATATTGTATTAAATGAAAAAAAAGTAGTTTTAAAAATTGACACAAGTAATCTAGAGAAAAAAACAGATTTAATTACAAATACCGTCATAGGCGCAAATGATACAATTAATGCTATAGATAAACTTAAAAATATGAAAGGTAAATAATATGAGTAAAGGATTAGATGTAGGTACTAGTTTTATTGTTATGTCATCATATGTTGATGATAAAATTATGTATAAAGAATTTAGGGATGCTTTTTATATTATTAAACCATCAACACCGATAGCAAATAAAATGATAGAAAAGGGATTAAGTGGAAAAATTTTTGTAAAAGATGTTGATGGGTCTTTTATTATTCTAGGTAAAGATGCAATAGAAAAAGCTGTAGAAAGAAACGATACTGCTCGTAGACCAATGTATCGCGGAGTTGTGTCTGTAAAAGAAAAACAGGCTAAACAAGTTTTAGCCTATATACTTCAACAAGTAGTAGGAAAAGCAGATGAGGAGAATGAAAAAATAGTCTTCTGTATACCCGCACAACCAATAGATCAAGATGATGATGATTTTGATATAGGATATCATGAAGATGTAATTAAAACTATTTTAGCTGAAATAGGATATGATGCAAGATCAATCAATGAGGCTGAAGCATTGTGTTATGCTGAATTAACTGATAATGATTATACGGGAATAGGGGTTAGTTGTGGTGCTGGTATGACTAATGTTTGTGTGATGTTAAATGGCGAACCAACAGTAGTCTTCAGTACTACCAAGTCGGGCGACTGGATTGATCGTATGAGCGCTATAGCGACCGGAGAACCGGATAGTGTAGTTCAAATGGAAAAGGAGGCGGGTGGTTTTAAAATAGGCCAGCCGAACGAAAATCCGGTACTCAGTGCTGTATCATCGTACTACGATAGATTAATCGAATATACGGCTAAACAATTATCTATAGCATTAACAAATCATAAATCTTTACCTAAATTTAAACATCCTATATCAATAGTAATTGCTGGAGGAACATCTCAAGCTGATGGTTATATAGAAAAATTGAAAGAAAAATTATTAGAATCAAATTTTCCTTTACCAATAGAAGTAGTCAGACATTCTCAAGACCCATTGAATTCTGTAGCAAAAGGGTGTTTGATAGCTGCAAGTATATTATAATGTTTAGTATTTTTAACTATAATATATTTGGACAAAAAAGATCTTATTTATGGAAAAAAATAAGACAGAAACATTTAGATAAAAATCCTTGTTGTGCTGCGTGTGGCTCTTGTGAAAAATTAGATGTACACCATATTATACCTGTTAGTATTGATCCATCAAAAGAGTTAGATCAAGATAATTTAATTACGTTGTGTAATAAATATTGCCATTTTGTTTTTGGTCATCTTATGAATTGGAAAAGTTATAATTTAAATATTATATCAGATGCAAGTTTATTTCTAAATAAAATTCAAAATAGACCTAAGGAGTAAATATATGTTTTTTAGAAAACACAACAATATTGGATTATTGCCGTATATAGTAGAAGAGTTTTATGGCTTAACTCCTAATGATCCACAAATTAAAGGATGGGAGATACTAAAATTAGAAGTAGATAAACAATGGGAAAAAAGTACAGGCGAAGGTGTTACGGTAGGAGTTATAGACACTGGTTGCGATAGAAATCATCCAGATATAGAATCCAATATTATTGGAGGATTTAATTTTTTAACTAATTCTAAAGATTTTATGGATGACAATGGTCATGGATCTCATGTTTGCGGAACTATTTGCGCAACAAATAATTCTAGGGGTATGGTTGGTGTTGCTCCTAATACCAAAATTCATGCACTAAAAGTTATGGATGCTAAAGGTCAGGGTGATCCTAATGCTATTACCAAAGCTATATACTATTGTATAGATAATAATATAGATATTATAACTATGTCTTTAGGTTCAAAAAATCATATACCAATACTAAAACAAGCTATTCAAAAGGCTTATGATAGTAATATATTAATGTTTTGTGCGGCTGGGAACTCTGGATTAAACCATGACATAATGTATCCAGCTAAAGATAAAAATACTATAAGTATTGGTGCTGTAAATGATAGATTAGAAAGAACAAATTTTACTTGTAGCGGAGATAGTTTGGATTTTTTAGCACCAGGTGAAAATATTATGAGTATATTGCCTAATAATAGGTACGGACTTATGAGTGGAACAAGTATGAGTAATCCATTTGCTGTTGGTTGCGCATCATTATATCTATCATATTATAGAAAATATAAAGGTAAACATGTTATAAAACAAGAAGAAATGATAGAAATTTTGAAACAAAATAGTATAAAATTACAAAATAAGCAGTTTCAAGACAAAAAATACCAAGGTTATGGTGTAATTAAACCAGTTTTATAAAATGGTGTATCATATATAGAATATTATATACTATTAATAGGAGAATTTTATGGCTTTTGATCCATCACCAAGCGGCTGGTTTTCAGGATTAACAGTTTCCGCTACTGAATTAACTATACCATTTTTATCCCTAAATGATTTGGACCAAACAAAATCCGATCCGAATACTGGTGATATTAGAGAAATAGTATATAATTTTTGTGAAGCTTTTGCAGATAAGTGGACGACAACCGCATCAGCAGACAGACCATCCCAACTAACTATCACCTCAAGTACATCTGTTTCTACAAGCGGCACCCAGGAGATATTAACAAAGATATACTCTATAAGAGTATCACTACTTGTGGACGACGTTTCTCTAGTTAGTGAATAGTATTAACCCCGGACCTGCATTACTATAGTAAAGATTAATAGGACAGACAAGTGAAAGTATACACTATACTATCTGACTCACACAGATTCTTATTTGATGAGTTTTTTCTAAAAAGTTTGTTAGAATACGAATCCGATGCCGAGCTTATAGTAATTGACCAAAAACAAATATGTTCCACAGGAAGTTATTATGATAACGGCTGGAAAGAATCCATGGAACAAAAAATAGATACTTATTTAGAGGCAGTTAATACAAATGATGAATTTTTTATATGGTCTGATGTTGATATACAATTTTATGATAAATTTATAGAAACGTGTATTCATGAACTAGGTGAGAATGATATAGCTTTTCAAGAAGGTATCGGTCAAGAATATTGTGCAGGATTTTTTATCTCAAAAATAAACGATACAACAAAACAATTTTTTGAATTCATTAAAAAAGAATATGATAAATATAGTTGCGATCAACAAGCAATTAATCACAATATTAAACTTGTAAAAGCTACTTTTTTATCTCGTAAATTTTTAAATATATCTTTTCAACATAGACAGTGGAATGGTCAAAATATTTCCTTAAAAGAAAAGCCAATATTATTTCATGCAAATTATACAGTAGGATTACAGCATAAAATTATGCTATTAGATAAAATTAATGATCTTATCCGACAACTAAGTATATCTAATAGTAAAAATAATAAAATAAAAATTTTAAATGCATTTTATGGTGTTGCTAGTGATGTTACAGATACTATCCTTAATCACAATGGTTCTATTCAAATAACCACTGATATATTAAAATCAGATCCTTGTCCAGGACAAACAAAATATATTTATTTTTTTGATGAAAATTTTAATATAATACATAAACCAATTAGAGAAAGATCATCGATATTATTACATGATTAGTATTGAAAAATTTGGTGATATTAATTATGGTAGATTCGGTAATCAATTATTCCAATATAGTTTAGCAAAAATATTATCTTTATATCATAATTGTTCCTTCTACTTAAATCCTTCAGAATCATTTTTATCTTTTTTTGATATAAATAAACTTACTTATAACAAAATTCAAAGTAGTATTAATAATTATCGTTATATAGAAAAAGATCCATTTATATTTGATTCAACAATTTTTAATCATAAAAAAATAGATATTATTGGTTTTTTTCAAAATTTGGACTATTATACTAATTATTTGACAGAAATTAAAAAAGAACTAATACCTAACAAAAAACAAATTAACAAAGCATTTGCTTATATTAAAGATCACAGAAGTAATAAAAATAAACCAATTACAGCTATTCATGTTAGAAGAACAGACTATAGTATATTAAAATCAAAACATGGATTTTTAGATTATGAATACTACAAAAACATTCTTATTCAATTTAATTTATTAGATTCTCATATTTTTATATTGAGCGATGATATACAAACAGTTAAAAATGAATTTTCTGATTTAAATCTTATCACAAATGTGACTTATGTGGACATGCTTGATTCTTGTTTAGATTTCTATATAATGTATTTGTGTAATAATCAAATTATAGCAAATAGTACATTTTCATGGTGGGCGTCTTTACTTTCCGATGCAGATAATGTGTATATTCCATATAACTGGATAGGTAATAGTCACGCCGCAAATACTGCTGTATCACCACAAGATATAAATCTATATCCATTACACTGGCATAAAATAAATATACAAACTTATAATAATTCATGGAGACTACTATTTCAATGATTAAAATTGAAGCTAATATATTATCACAATTAAATGCTATATATAAAGAATTATTACATAGAAATGTTGACGAATACGGAATAAGAGCTTATGCGGATAAAATTAAAAAAGGAGATACGGCTACTGTGAAACATATGATTATTAAATCGTCTGAATATAAAAAAATACACTCCAATAATATAACAACAAATAATACTATGAATAGTATGTCTGGCGATAGAAAAACTCATTTCTTGAGTAATGATACTTCTTTAATAGATAATCATAAATATGGAAACTTACTAGATCAACTTTTAACATTAATCATTTCTGTATCAGAATCCAATATTAACAAAAATAATATTAAGCTATCTATTTTAAATAGTATAAATAAAAATCTTAAAATATCAATATTTCCTCATAAAGAATACTATTTTAATACAAATCTATTTATAGATAGTCTGAAAAATTTCAATAGTTTCCAATATTTTGTTTTATTTCTATCTATCACAAATGTTATCAAGGGCTTATGTAATAAGATTGTGGCTACATGCGGCACTCAACAAAGATTAGAGCTACTTAATAATGTAAATATTAATAATTTTAATGATCTATTTAGCATATTAAATAAATACATATTAAATTATCTTGCTGTGCGCATTTGTGGAACAGGACTAACAGAAGAAGAAATTACATTACTCACCACCTATTCTCAACAACAAAATAGTAAAAGTATTATAGAATATTTAGA